GAAATTTTAGCAGAGCTCAAAAGCCGTTTTGAAGAAGTTCAAAAATTGCAAAGGGGTTTTGAAATAAAGTTGTAAGATAATAGGGAATTTTGGCAGGGGCGGAAATATAACCGCCCCTTTTGTTTTGGGGACGAGATAACCGCCTGCGGTGCGTTTATTTTGGGGATGGGCGGGTGGAATCAAAAAGCCGTTTTAATGGGCGTACAACGGCAAAAAGCGTTTCCGGCATATCCACACCACCCGCCACCAAAAAACGCGCCCACGCCCCCAAAAAACGCCCATAAAATCGATTTCCGCCCCGCCCCAAAATCACCACCCACATATCCGCCCACAATCCATACCGCCCCGCCCTCCATCCCCACCACTACCCAGCCCCATCTCCATACCGCCCACCGCCCCGCCCTCCATCTCCCTCCCTCCCTTCCCTCGCCCCCACCTCCCTTCCCCTCAATAAAAAGGGGGTTGACAGGCCGAAAGTGGGGCGCAAAACCCTACAAAACTCCCCAAAATAGGTGGATACACGAACTCTCCAAAACAATACAAAACTCCCCAAAACCACCCAAAATATCGAGCTCGCTCGTTTTTATTTGAGAAAGCTTCTATATATATATTTCTTCTATAAGCTTTTTAGAAAAAGAGGCGGGGAGACACCCCTACCGAGTTTTGAATGGTTTTGGCTGGTTTAGGAGTGTTTTGGGGAGTTTTGGAGGCGCACCCCCTTCCCCCATACCCCACCCAAATCCACCCACCCTCCACCCACCCAGAGCCCACCACTCTCCACCACAAAAAATTTGCACAGAAAACGCAAAAAGTTTGCACAGAAAACTTGACAAAATCCCCAAAATATGATAATATAAAGGCAGTTCTGGTGGAAATCAACCGCACAGAACGCGGGGCGCAAACCCCAGAAAAGAAAACAAAGAAAACAAAGAAAGAAAGGAAACTACAATGAAACAAGAGAAAAGACTCGCCATCATCAAGGCAACATCGAATCTCTCGAGGAAAGATATCCCGACCTCAATTGGAAAGAAAGAAAAGATGAAAGAAAATAAGGCACAGACACAAACTCTCATAGAAGAGTTCAACACTCTTGAGGACACTCTCACCGTCCTCTTGGCACTCAAAGACACTCCCACGGAACGCGAAAAGGTTGAGGAGGAACTCCTCCTCGCCTTCGCACAATTTAGAACAACCCTTGAAAACCTCGCCGAAGGCGAAAATAAATAGAAGAAAGGAAAAGAATATGAAGAAAACTATCAAAATCCAACGAGCCAAGAATGACACTCCATTCAGACCAGAGGGGCTTCCCTCTGAGCTGATGGGATTCGTTTCACTCTTGCAAAGAGCCAAGGCGCGCGACCTCCACACCCGAGAGAGCATAAGTTATCCGTACCCTGTGCTTTGTTTCTCCCTCCAGAGGCATCAATTAGAAGTCTTCCCGCAAAGATACTTTGGAGCTACTTTCCGCTATTCCATCTGGGATAAAAGAGCCAAAGACTGGGTTGCCCAGCTTCTCGAGGTGGAAGACCTCTTCCCGCTCTTCCACAGTATTCTCGAGGGCTCAACACTCCTCCGTGAACCCACTTTCACAATCAGATTCTAGGAAAGGAGACCTCAGATGAGAATAGAAGAAACCAGTCTCAATTTTAACATCACAGTCCATATTGTCGGTGACTCCTTGGAAGATGCACAAATTCAGATTGAGTCCCTCCCTCCGATGAGGAAAGATGAGTTCTGGTCTTGGCTCCTACAAAGAGCCAAGGCGGGAGAGCTCCCTCGGACAACACGGCCATCAAGGGAGGTCTGGCGTGACACCAAAGAACACCCTGCACCGAAGAGCGAGCTGGAAAGAATGGCCAAAGAGAGGAAAGAGTTCCTCCGTCTAAGAAAGCAATTCCCAGATGCCCCCTTGAGCCAGCTCGAGGCGAAAGTGAAAGAGGCTGTGAAGATGAAAGAGGAAGCTCGGATAGAGCTCCAGAAAAAGTTGAACGAAATTCTCGGATTTTAGAAAGGAAGGAAAGAAATGACAGAAAGAAAAAGAGAAGAGGAAGAAAGGGAAGAGGCTGGATTGGAAAATTGCAATATGCAGGAAGACGGCTCAGCTCCGTCTCCCTCCCAGCCCTCAACCATAACCAACCCGATTACATTTTGTGCAGGAATGATGTTGAGAAGAAACCTCGTAAGAAACAATCAAGCTCTTCGGGCTCTCACCTTCATAGCCATCGGAAAGCACCCCTCCCAAGATATCTATGTCCCTGACGACTCAATGAAAATCGTCGAGAGATACTACACCGTTCGCGGGGAAGATGAAGACGGCCTCAGAATCTACAACCCCCAGGAAGAAAGGGTCTCCTCTCGAGCCATTCCAGTCGCCGAGTGGGAAGGGAAGAACATCGAGGCCTGTCTCGTTGCAATTCTTGGGGAGTACGAGTTCGGAGATGTTGTGAAACTCGGGGAGCTCACAATCGGCAACATCACCTCACAAAACTACAAGGCTATGCAGAAAGCCCTCTTTAATTATATTTTAGAGGATTGGAGAATTGAAAACTAAGGAAAGGAGAAAGAAATGACAAGAAGCAAACATGACTTCATCGAAGGGGAGGACGGATTCCTCCTCTTTCCTCCCATGTGGAACAAGGCTCTTTACGACCGTCTAGGTTATGTGGTGGATAGAAACATCGGCACACTCTACCTCGCGCTGGACACATACAAGGAAAGAATAGCCGTTCACTACCAGACACCAATATTCTCCTCCGTCAAGAGAACCCCAGAGGAACTTCTCGGGACTGAGAGCCATGGATTCCTTGAGTGGATTGACCTCTCTATCGAGTCAGAAGAAAGTCCCCTTCGAAGATTCCGTTGGCAGGAGGGAAAGGTGGTCAAGGTGGATTTGGGAAGAACTGGCCAGAAGAGTAGTGTCATCGTCTATCCTTTTCCAGCTGCTCTTCGAGAGGCATTTGTTCGGGAGAACTGGCTTGCCCGCAGGGAGTTGAGGAAAGGAGACATCTGGATACACTACCGTTCAGGGAGAAAGCCAACCCTCGACTTTTTCAACCACCAGCCAGAACTTTATTGGGAAAAGGATAAGGTTTGGGGAGACATTGAAGGGGAGATGACCCCTCAAGACCTTCCGAAGGAAGACGGAAGGATTGTCTTGAGAGGGAAAGACCCCTTTGAGTCGGTTTATTCTGAGAGCCTGATATTCTCTTCCGAAGGACTGAAAGTTCGCAGAGCCCTACGGTGGGAAGGAGAAAAGTTTGGAGTTCCCTGCATGGTGTGGAAACTAGAGCAGGAAAGTGTAAAGAAAAGGAGAAAAGAAAATGTTTAGAATAAGAGGACTTAAGGACGGATACTCCACAGTGTTTGAGGTTCCTATGGAATCAGACCACTGGGAAAACTGTTGGGAGAATTTTGGAGAGATTCTCCCCCACTTGCAGATGACTGAGGTGGATGAAATCAGAATAGAAAGGATTAAAGAGGAGAAAGAAAATGGATGAGAAAGAGAAAGAGAAAGAGAAAAAGAAAAAGAAAATAATCAAGGAAGACAAACTCATTTTGAGTAGGAGGTTGAAAGAGAGATGCCTGAAATAAAAACCACTCCAGAGCAACTTGCCTTCATCGAGGCATTCTGTTCTGGCACCCCATGTTTCCTCTCCGCACGAGCAGGAACCGGAAAAACCACCACCATTCGACTGGCTTTTGAGGAGGCAAGAAAGAGGGGTATCCCCTCTTCCACCCTCTCCGCAATCGCCTTCAATAAGGCCAATCAAGAGGATCTTGCACGCGCCCTCGGGGTAGGAGTCAAGGTATCCACCCTCCACTCCCTCGGGCTGCAGGCACTCAGAAACTTTCTCCCATCAGTGGAGATAAACAACTCGAAGCTCTTTGAGCTTACGAAACTTCAAGGCCTCCGTCGTCGGCAATTCGCAGACACCATGCGCCTTGTTTCCTGTGCAAAGAACTGGGGACTTCTACCTTCCCCTCGAGGAAGCGACAATAAGAATCTCTTTTCGAGTCTCTTCAAGAAGACTTTAATCCCAGACACAAAGGAAAGTTGGGAATTTCTCATAGCCTACTTTGAACTCTTTGAAGCCGACCCAGTAGCGGCTCGGGATATCCTCATTGAATCCAACTCCGAGGCCCTGAAGAAATCCCAGATAGATTTTGATGATATGGTGTACCTGCCTGTGGCCCTCGACCTGAGAGTCTGTGGTGCAGATTACATGGTGGTGGACGAGGCGCAAGACCTCTCCCCACTCAATCTGGCCTTGCTTTCTCGGAGTCCCTCAACCATCTCCTATGTGGGCGACCCTTTCCAGTGTATCTACACTTGGCGAGGGGCAAAGGAAGACACGGTGGAATCTTTGGGCCTGCCTGTCCTCCCCCTCACAGAATCATTCAGATGCTCGGGGAACATCATAAAGGAGGCGCAAAGATTTGTCCCAGACATTCGGACAGGCAACGATGAGGGCTTGCCGGTCATTCGCTACTCCCACATGCCAGACTTCGCGAACCTTCCCCCCGCAACCATCCTTGCCCGACAGAACTCAAGGCTTATTTCCCTTGCGCTGAAACTGAAAGGCCAGAGAGATGGGGAGGGGAAGAGCCCTCTGGTCTACATCCTCGGAAGGGACTTTGCAAAAACCCTCAAGGAGGTACTGGAAAAACTTAAAGGAACCAATCGGGTTTCCCTACAAGACTCCCTCCTTGGCTGGAAAGTAAAGATGCTCGACAAGTATCCCCACAAGGAGGCAGAGCTTAGCGATATCTGGAAATGCTTGCATCTTATTCTGGAAGAAAGCGATGGCAGACAGGGTGCTGAGAAAGCCCTCGATACACTCTTTACCGACAAAGCTGTGGATAATGCTTGGACGCTCTCCACTATCCACAAAGCGAAGGGAAAGGAATGGGAGACAGTCTTTATTCTCGATTGGACTCCGAAAAGCCTGAGCCAACCTTGGCAAAGGAAGGAAGACCGAAACCTCCGCTACGTCGCAACTACGAGAGCGAAGAAACAACTCTTCATTGTGGAAGAGAGTGCTCAGGAACTTGAGACAACAAAGAATCTTGAGAACTTTCTCCGCAGTGCTTAAGGAAAGGAAAGAAAGAAATGTCTGAAGAAAAACAGAAGGGGCTGTCGTCCGATAAGCTCCATGCGATTCAAGACGTCCAAGGGAAAATCTACTTTGCAGAGAAGACTCCCTTTGGTTGGCTTACAGTTGAGGGGATTCCATTCCCCTCATATGGAATGAAAGACTTGGGACTGGCGCTCATCGCCTATCAAAAGCTCGCGCAGTATCGACACGCGGCGAGGGTGCTGACGGTCCGTCTCTCAAATGATTTCAATAACCTCGTGGCACTGGTAAAGGAGGTGGATAATGACTAGCCCAAGTATGTTTGAGTTCCTCAAGAGTATTCCCCGAATCCCTGGGAGACCGATGCTCGCAGGAAGGGTGGAGGAAAAGGACTTTGAGAATCTCCGCTTTCCTCTCCTTGGGAGCATGAAACTCGATGGGTATAGGGGAATTTATTCCGAGGGAGTTTTCTTTACTCGAGTAGGTAAGGTTCATCCAGCACCGGCCATACAGTCCCTCGCGAAGGAGCTCAAAGCAAGGGGACTTCCGAACGGCCTTGAAGGGGAGCTCCTTATTCCTGGGAAAAGTTTCTCTGAGGCAGGTGGCCTTCTTCGCAGGAATGACTACGATGGCCCTGTGAAGTTCTTCATCTTTGACTGGATGAATGATTCCCTCAATGCTCAAGAGAGATATCAGAGTCTCCTCTCCTTCTCTTCTCTTCTTCCAGGGAATTGTCGGGTACTATCTCAAGTCTGGTTGGAGAATCAACGGGAGCTCTTTGCTTTCGAGAATGATTGCCTTGCATCTGGTGGTGAGGGGGTCTGCCTCAAATCCCCCTTCGGGAAGTATAAGCACACCCGAGGGACTTTGAAAGGCCAGACCCTTTTGAAAATCAAAAGATTCTCAACGGCAGAAGCGGAAGTGATTTCTGTCTCCCCTCGGTTCTTCAATGGTAATGAAAAGGAAGAGAACCCACTCGGATATGCTGAGAGGAGCACGTGTAAAGAGAACCTGATTCCCACCGACATTCTCGGAAAGCTGCACGTAAGAGGACTCAACCGAGAATGGAAGGGAGTGGAGTTCTCTATCGGTAACTTCAATGGACTAGACGACTCGGAGAAGAGGGAGCTCTTGGCTTCTCCGCCAATCGGCCAGATAGTTACTTTCAAATATTTCAGGGAGGGAAGTGAAGAGAGACCTCGGCATCCAGTCTTTCTTGAGTTCCGCCCTGACTGGGATTTCGATAACGAGGATGCCCCAAAAATTCGTAAGGATAGAATTGCAAAGGAGACCCTGTAATGACAGAGGAAAAGAAGGAAAAGAAGGAAAAGAAGGAAAAGAAGGAAAAGAAGTATGTGCTGACTGAAGGCGAGTTGAGTGCTCTCATCGAGGACAGGCTTATACTGGAAGCTCTTGAGAATGGTGGGGTGGATAACTGGAAATGGTACCAAGAATCCCTCTGGGATTCCCCCTATCTAAATGAAGATGGAGAGTGGGACACCTTGCCCTTTATGAAAGAATATCCAACCCTTGAAAAGGAGACCCTGTAATGACAGACAAACTTAGAACTTACTCAGCCCCTCGCGACCTGATGGAGCGCGCGATGAACTCAGCCAACGGCATTCGTGTCTGGTTCGGTACTCGGGCCGAGGCGCAGTCGATGAAGAACCGAATGGCAACGGTGAAGACAGAGGACAGAAAGCAATCCTGTAAAGTCCACCCCTTCGGCCATGCTCTCTACAACACTTCTTCCTACGACGGAATCTCTTCCCATATTCAACCAGTCGAGGTGTTTCAAGGGGAGCGTCCTGATGGATATCCGACGGAAGGCTTCTGGCTTTATGTCTGCCCTGAAGATAGTGCGACAACAGGGATGTTTATAGAGGAACTCTGAGGGGAGAAGGAGAGGAGAAAAAGAAATGGCCTTTTGGATCCTTGGCCTTTTCCGTGCTGAGACTGCTCTTGAGCCGTCCGAAAAATTTTTCAATTTCTCGGCACTTTTTTATTGACATCCTCTGCCTTATATATTATATTACCATTATCGACAACGGAACGACACCCCCTCAAGAGTTGAGGATTTCATTATCATTCCTCCTGTTGTTTCCTTGTCGAGACAGATTTATTTTAACCTACCATTTATAAAGGAGAATCAAGATGGTACAATTCAATGAAGAAACCGCAAGAAAGAACATCACTATCTCTGATAAAACTTTCAGTATCCCGCAGCCCTTTGCAGAAGGCCACGTTTGCTCAGCAAATGAAGCATCTGTTCTGAACCAGATTTTGGCTGAGAATTGCCGTAACAACTTCGCTCCGAAAGTAAAGAAAGACCCTGCGTCTGCTACCCAGGAAGCCTTTGATAAGTACGTTGCTACCTATCAGTTCGGTGTAAGAAGCGTTTCTACTTCTGACCCTGTTGTTAAAGAAATGCGTGCTATTGTTGAGAACAGCCTCATCCGTGCTATGGAAGCTCAGGGATTGAAGAAATCTCAAATGGCCAAGGAAGACTTCGAGGCTCAGGTTCAGGCTACCATTGACGAGCACTATGATGAACTCTATGCTCGCGCAGAACAGATTATCAAATTGCGTCAGCAGGATTTGTAATTCTCTGGGAGATAAGCCATGGCATTGTCTGCAAAGAGAAGTCTAGCTTATCTCCAGCTTGAGCTTGCTATGCGGAAAGCCCTTGAGTCAAGGTGGGGAGTAAAGGTTAGAGTTCTAAGTTCCAATGTTTCAACAGTTAAAGCCACATTCTATCTCTTGAAAAAAGAGTTACCGGAACTAGAAAGTCTATCCCTTCTCTCCACTCTTGACCCGAGGGTCTTTTTAATCTATCATCCAGAAAGGGAATCAAATGGCGACAGAATGGACGAAACTAACAATTCGCCTTCGACCAGAGACAAATTATCTGCTGAAGAAATATTGTAAGAGTGAGCCTGCGGTTATCATTCGCACTATGATTGAACGCTGGGTGAGCCAAATGGTTGAACAAGAAAATAGAATAAAGGAAATTAGAGATGGTGGAAACAGTACATCAGGAAGAGAACCCGATTCGGGAGGCGGATAAGGAATCTATTGATAGGCTCTTTTCGAAAGACCCTCAATTTCTCACCACCGAGGATATTGATAAGATGGTTGAGAAACTGCGTGCAGGTAGAGGTAAGTGGATACACGAAACAGAGAAAAGAGCCACCGCCAAAAAGCCTAAGAAACTTTCTTCGGTTGAGGCAAAACAGATTCTATCTTCCTTGCAACTTAAATTCTAGAAAGGAGAAATGATGGACGGGACTGAAAAACCTGAGAAGGAAATCAATGGAGCCTTCTCTCTAAAGAATCCTCTTCTTCAGATTGTATGGGATGCTACTTCCCTCGGCACTTTCAAGGAGTGTCCAAGAAAATATTACCTCCAAGTCGTCCGCGGATACACCACAAAGCAATCTGCTCTGGCCCTCGACTTCGGGATTATCTTTCACGAGGGACTGGAAAAGTTCTATCGTAGAAAGGCGGACGGAGTTCCCTTTGAAGAGAATGTTAGGACGACCATCCTCGAACTCCTCCGTCATCCACTTCGAGCCAATGTAGATTTTTACGAAGACCCGAAAAGAAATTCGCGTGTCTTGGTAGAGATGGTTCTGTGGTATCTGGACCATTATAAAAATGAGAACTGTGAAACCGTTGTCTTCTCAGATGGGACTGTCGGTGTCGAGCTTCATTTCCAATTCGAGACTGGATTGGAGACAGGTAATGGAGAGAAAATATCTATGGCAGGACATATCGACCGTCTGGTTCGGCAAGACCTAGGGGTATTTATTACCGACCATAAGACAACAACACGACCGCTTACTCAGTACTATTTCTCCCAGTACAATCCAGATACCCAGATGACTCTTTACACCATCGCAGGGAATATTTGTTTCGCCACTCCGATAAATGGAGTCCAAGTCGATGCGATTGATATTTCTAAGGGAGACTTCTCCCGCCAGCTTACATTGAGAAGTAAAGAGCTCTGTGAAGAATGGCTCGCGGAGAGTGAGTATTGGTTTAAGCTCGCTGAGTTCTTCGCGGTTCGAGGAGTCTTCCCTGCCAACGACAAGAGCTGCAACAAATATTCTGGTTGTCCGTTCAAAGAATACTGTACTGCACCACGCGCCCTAAGGGAGCAAATCCTGCAGGAAGATTTTGTGAAACGTGTCTGGGACCCGAGCAAGCCGAGAGGAGGAGAGTAGCATGAAGAGAGGGAAGAGGAAAGATACCCTTGTTGTAGATTGGGCAATCTATCTGACGTTCCTTGTCCTAGTCCTGATGACTGGAATCAAGGGATTTGCGATTGCACTTATCTGCCTATACATTTACTGTAACAGCGACGAAAGGAAAACAAATGCCGACACTAGTAGACTACAAAGAAAAGAAACCGATTAAGATGCTCGTGATGGGAGACACCGGAACTGCAAAGACTGGAGCCCTCGCAAGTCTTGCCAATGCAGGATATAAACTCCACATCCTCGATTATGATAATGGTCTGGATATTCTCTCCACCACAGTGAAACCTGAGAATCTTAAGAACGTGGAATATGAAACCCTCGCGGATAAGAGAAAGGTTGTGAATGGAGAAGTCATTCCTGCCTTTGGAGCCAAGGCTTTTGCACGAGGCCTCGCCCTGCTCACCGAATGGGCTAATAAATATACCTCCCTCGAGGATGTTATTGTGATTGATTCCCTAACGTTCATGTCCGATGCGGCTTTGGAATTTGTACAGGCTGGAGCAGGACACCTCGGTAAGCAACCTGAGATTCAAGAGTGGGGAATGGCTATGTCCAAGATTGAGGATATGCTTTCCATTCTCTATTCGGAAGATGTCCAGTGTAATGTCATCATCAACTCACATATCAAGTACATTCAAGACGAATCGACTGGTATTATGAAGGCTCAGATAAATACCCTCGGAACTAAACTTCCCCCGAAGGTAGGAAGATATTTCAACCACATGATTCTCGCCCAGATGCAAGGCTCGAAAAGAGTATTCAAAACTAAGGCGACTCAAATCATGGGCTTGAAGAGTCCGAACCCAGGCAAGGTCAAAGAAGTATACGATGCTGAGACAGGTCTCGCCGAGTATTTTAGAGATGTGAAATCCTAGGATTATTACAGACAGGAAGGAAGAAAGGAGAAAGCGGGAGAGGGAGGGTCAAAAGTGAGACCTATTACTTCCCCTCACCACTTCCTTTCCTTTCTCTCTTCCCTCCTGCCTTTTAACGGACATTATGTCCACCTCGAACAACAAAACTTAAATCTTAATTTAATTTGAAAGGATAAAACAATGGTAGATTTTACAAGCATTCTCTCTAAAACTGGCGCAGATATTGAAGCTCCTGCCGTAATTCCTGCAGGTTCCTATGACATGACGGTAGTTGGTTTCACGACTGGCGAATCTGCAAAGAACAAAACTCCCTATGTAGAAATTGAAACTAAGATTCTCGCACCGAGAGATGACGTTGACCCTGCCGAGTTTGCAAAAGTTAAAAACCCTCAGGAAAGAAGTTTCAAAACTAAGTTCTGGCTTACAGAAGATTCCTTGTTCAGATTGAAAGACTTCTTGATTAAGCTCGGCTTTGAGACCGAAAACCGTTCTTTGCTAGAAATGCTTCAAGAGATTGCTGGTTGCAACGTGCTTGGTATTGTTGGCCATCAGTTGTCTGATGACAAAGAAACAGTTTATGCTGTCTTAACTAAGTTTATGAAAGCGTAATCTGTAGGGGGAGGTTGGGAGCCGAGAATACCTTTTTCCTCTCCCTTCCTCCTTCTTTCCCTCCACCTTTTTGAAAGAAAAGAGATGCAAAGTATTTTAATCAATTCTGTACACATTCGGGAAGACCGTCAACGAAAAGACCTTGGGGATTTGAAAGACCTCAAGGCTTCTCTGCTTAATGTCGGCCTTTTGAATCCTATCATTATCGAGCAAGACACGGATGGACTTTTCTACCTCATTGCCGGTGAGCGTAGATATACTGCATGGAAAGAGCTGGTTGGGGAGGGTCTTCTCTCTGATGAAATCCCTTGTAAAGTACTTTCCGACCTTGACCAAAACCAGAGATTTCTTATCGAACTCGAAGAGAATATCAAGCGCAAAGACTTGACTTGGCAAGAATACTGCGAGGCTATCGACAAGATGTATGACATCAAGGGATGCTCGAGCAACTCCGAGCTCGCTGAGTATATTGGAATCTCGGAATATATCATCCAGCGCGCTCGACAAATCTGGGCGAACAGCGATAATCCGAGAGTCCTCGCTGCAGATAACATGGCAGCTGCACTTACCATCTGCAAGAGGGAGAATGCTCGCAAACTTGAGGCGGTTAAAAATTCCCTCGACCATAGCATGATGCAGTTTTTATTTGCACCTGTAGGACAGGAAAACAATCCGGTCGAGGAGGAAAGTCTTTTCAAAGAGACCCAAGTAACTGCTGTGGATTCCTCCGTTTCTTCTCTCCCCTCCGTTCCACCCCTCTCTTCCTCCCCCTCTTCTGCCCGAATCATCTGTGCAGACTTCAAGCAGTGGGCGGAAGAATACAGAGGAAAGAAGTTCAACCTACTCCATCTTGACTTCCCCTATGGAATCAACCATGACCGTTCTGAACAAGGCCACACCAAGGACTTCGGAACATACGCCGACACAGAGGATATTTACAAAGACCTTGTGATGACACTCCTCTCCCATGAGGATAATATCCTCTCCTCTTCGGCCCACGTTATCTGTTGGCTTTCACTCCGTTATGCAGAGTGGACAAAGAAAGTTTTTGAGGAACATGGATTCTCTTGTCTTGTCCAACCATTCATCTGGTATAAGTCAGACAACAAGGGGATTATTGCAGATGTCCAATGTGGTATGCGAAACGTAGGTGAGTATGCTCTCATCTTCAATAAGGGAAGATATCCTGTTCTCAAAAACATTTCTAATATTTTCCCATCCCAGACCACAAAGAAATTCCACGCGAGTGAGAAACCAATTCCCATGCTGGATTATCTCTTCACCGCTTTCGTAGATAACAAGACAAGACTCCTCGACCCGACCTGTGGTTCTGGTACCTCAGTTATCTCCGCCATGAAGGCAGGGGCAGAAGAGGCTCTGGGAATTGAGATGGATTCTGAGTTTGCCTCCAAGGCACAAAGTTGGCTCGACGAGGAGTGGAGAAAGGAAGAGGCTAAGAAGTCTTTGAACATCAATCTTGGTTTTGAGAAGTGAGAGGAAAGAGATGGCAGATATAATAGTTGTAACTGAGTTCCCCGGAAAGACAGACCTTGCAACAGGTCATCTTTTGAGTGGAGCTACTGGAAGAATATTTTGGGAGTTGGCAGAGGAGGTTGGCCTTACCAAGCATAATATCTCTGTCCTCCCTGTCATCTCTTCTCGCCCTGGAAGTGGAAAGATAGAGGACTTTTGCATTTGCAAGAAGGATGCGGAACGCGAGGCGCCTTTGTGGGGATACCCATCCTATCCGAGAACCTTTATCAAGACTGGTAAGTACCTCCATCCGAGACTGTTGAAAGAAGTCGACAGGCTGATTGAAACCATTTCCTCCCTCCGACCGAATCTTGTAATCTGTCTTGGGTCATTTGCCACCTGGGCCTTGTTGGATAATTCCAAGCTGACTTCCCTTCGAGGAACGGCAACGGAAAGCCCACTCATTCCTGGCCTAAAAGTGATTCCGACATTCCATCCTGTTACTATCATCCGCGAGTGGTCGCAACGCGTTATCGCTGGTGCGGACTTAATGAAAGCGACAAGGGAGGCAGAGTTCCCTGAGATTGTTCGACCGAAAAGAACGGTGTATGTTCCAGAGACTAGAGAGGATTTGGACTGGATTGAAAAAATGCTTTTTGCGTCGAGCCGTCTCACACTGGATATTGAAACCAAGAACAATCAAATCACTTGTGTAGGCTTTGCAACTTCCCCATCCGAGGCTTATTGCATCCCCATCACAGATGGAAGAAAACCCGACTGGAACTATTGGTCTTGCGCTGATGAAGTTCATGCAATCAAGATGCTAAAGAGAATCTGTGAAGAGCCTCGAATAAAGAAAGGCCTGCAGAACGGTGTCTATGATATTCAATACCTCTGGTGGATATGGGGTATCAAGACTATGGGATTCACAGACGACTCACTTATCATGCATCACTCTCTGTATAGTGAACTTCCCAAAAGCCTTGGTTTCATGGGCTCGGTCTATACAAACGAGGCTTCTTGGAAACTTATGAGAAAGTGGGAAGAGAAGGAGGTAAAATGATTTTAACTGCAATCGGGATGCTCGGCTATGGAATACTTGCCTTTCTGGCTTTCGCTTTTCTGAGCTGGCTTAACTCCCTGCGGGATTGGGATAAAGGAGATAATGATGGCGAAGATTAGTGTCTTGGTTAAGGGCTTAGTCCCAGGTGCTATTTGGGAAAAGGTGGGAAGTGATTTCGCTCATGCTGGCGAGCGTGTTTACATTGAGTCTATTAAGACTTCACTCCTCTTCACCTCGAAGAGTTTTGTAGACATTCGGAATGAGTTTGGAGTCCGCCCTATTCCAACAAAGACTTTTCTTGAAGAGTACATCTTCATTGGCTGGGCGAGAATAAAAATAAACGAACTTACCCTTGATAAGAACTTAATTTTAGAAGGAGAAGAAGACGACAATGACTTGGACTGAAAAACAAAAGATACCTGCATTTATCTTTGACCTTGATGGGGTACTTGCAGATAACTCGGGCCGTCAACATATTCTGGAAAGAAACACTAAGCCGACAAGAGAAGATTGGCAAGAGTTCTTTTCCAAGAGTGCTGCTGACCAGCCCTTTTGGGATACCATTAAACTTCTGAAGAATCTTCAAGCCTCCAGTTTTGCAATCATTGTGGTGACTGGAAGAAGTGAAGATTATGAAGAGACCACCGCCATGTGGATGGAGAGCTATGGTATCTTTCCTAATAAACTCTGTCAACGCAGACATAAAGATTTCCGAAAGGATTGGGTTGTCAAAGAGGAAATCTGGCGCACCGAGATTGAGCCTTTTTATCAAGTCCTCGGAGTGTTTGAGGACAGAGACGAATGTGTCAACATGTGGAGAGATAAAGGACTTACCTGCTATCAACCACGCAAAGCAACCTATTGAAAGAAAGGAAAACCTATGAAATACATTGTAGATGCAAAAGAAATCAAGAGACACCAATCAATCGCCAAACAGAATATCAAACAAATCTGTGAGGATTTAGCATCCAATCCCACCGAGTATGCTAGATTCGATGAGGACTTGTCTGGCTAAAGTTTCTTCTAAGAGGACTGTTTTATCTCTCCCAGAAAGAGCTTGACAGTCCTCTTTCTTTCATATAATATCGGAGGAAAGGAGAACTGATATGAAAAAATTTCTGATAATACAAAAAGAGAATCTGTATGGATTCATTTCAAGCAACTTAAAAACATCCACTTGTGGAATTAAAGAGAAGTCTAATCTGGACGAGCTCTTGCTTTCCCTCAAAGAAGATTATGGAAACATATCTGTTTCTTTCCCGAAGAGTGTTAATGATGATTTAGATGCGAGAGACCAGCTTGCCTACATGAAGCTCGCCAAGGCTCTCAACGATGTAATCTTAAAGAAGAAACTGGAGGAAAGAAACAATGTTAGAATTTCACACAGAGAGCTTTGAGCCATCCGACGAGATGACGAACCTCTGGGTTTATAACGGACTTGACTGTTGCCTTACCTACGAGATAATAGAAAAGCTCCGACCACTCTTTAATGAAAACACAGCCACGTTGTACAAATGGGAGTTCTCTTCTCAAGCCGTCGCGCTCGAGATGATGTTCAAGGGAATCCTTGTGGACAGACATAAAGTCCACACCCTTCTCAAATCCACCCAAGAGGAGTATGACCACTACCTTGGCATGCTTGACCGCTTGGCTATGGCTGTTTGGGATGAGCCCATCAATCCCCATTCCCCAGCCCAGTTGAAGAAGTTCTTCTACGAGGCGATGGGAATTGAACCTGTCTCATTCCGTGGTAAGGTAAAGACCGACCGAGAGGCTATGGAGAAAATCATCTCGATTTATCTCTACGCTCGACCGATTGCCAAGTTGATTTTAGTTCTTCACGACCTAGGGAAAATCCTTTCCGTTCTGAGAACAGGCATTTCTCCAGACGGTCGTATGCGCTGTTCCTATTCTGTAGCAGGCACGGAGACTGGAAGATGGAGTTCCTCGATGAATGTCTTCTCCACCGGTACCAATATGCAGAACATTACCAACTCCCTGAGAGAAATCTTTGTGGCCGACCCTGGAAAGAAACTTGCCTACATCGACTTGCAAGCTGCAGAGTCCAAAGCCGTTGGCTACATTACCGGTGATGAGAACTATATAAAGGCTTGCGACGAGGGAGATGCACACACGGTGGTAGCCCGATTGGTATGGCATGACTTGCCTTGGACAGGCGACATCAAGAAGGATAAAGAAATCGCCTCGAACACCCCATTCTACCGAGAGAACTCAGTCCGCGATATGGCGAAGAGAGGAGGCCATGGTACTAACTACTACGGCCAGCCACCTACGATGGCGGGACACCTTAAGATGCCTGTAGACGTGATTGCGGATTTCCAGCAGAAATACTTCCAACAGTTTCCTGGAATCCCCTCTTGGCACAAGAAGGTTATCCAAGCAGTCCAGCTGGACCACAAGGTAACTACCTGTTTTGGTCGTGAAAGAATATTCTTTGGCCGACCTGATGAGGCATCCACTTGGCGAGAGGCTATTGCTTTCGAGCCTCAAAGTACTATCGCCGATACCTTGAACTTTGCGGCATGGAGAGTTCAACGACGTTGGCAAGGAAAGACTGTAGAGCTCTTGGCTCAAGTTCACGATGCTATTGTAGTTCAGTATCCTGAAAACCTCGAGGATGAGATTCTTCCAGAGATTTTGAAAGAGATGATTTACCCTGTTCCCATCAATGGGCGCACTATGATAATTGGTGTTGATGCTGAGACAGGATGGAATTGGTCTCACTTTGATAAAAAGAACCCAGATAAAAACCCTGATGGGATAAGAAAGTATAAAGGTCATGACGAGCGAAAACGACAAAATCTTCCAAACAACAACCCTCTCAACTGGCAATTTGATTGATGAGTTTGTTGCTGATACAAGAGGTACTGAAAGTCCAGTGCTGTTCCGCAAATGGTCTGCGATTGCAGCTATTTCAGGATTAGCACAACGACGTGTCTGGTGTGATATCGGGAAGGGGAAACTCTTCCCCAACCAGTATATTCTTTTGGTCTCCCCTCCTGGGGTAGGTAAATCTGTAGTGCTGAAATTGGTAGACTCCCTTTGGGGGCTTAACCGAGCTATCCATATTGGTGACGAGACGACAACCGTTGCAGGACTTCTTGACTTCCTGCAGGATTGTGCAAGTCCAGTCTCAATGAATGGAGTCCCTACCAACACCCACCCGCTGACGGTTGCCCCTCGAGAATATGGAACCTACATGAAAGCGTATGACCTTACAGTCCTCAACGTTCTCAATGACTTCTGGGATTGTCCGAAGAGCTTCTCGGAGATGACTCGCGGCGGAGGTAAGAATAGAATTGAGTATCCGGTTCTCAACATCATTTCTGGTACTCAACCATCCTTCCTCAACAGTGTTCTCCCCGAGGAGGCTTGGTCGCTCGGTTTCTGTTCGCGACTTATTCTTGTTTATGACTGGCGAGCCGAGACCCTCCGTACCAAAGACAGACTTCGACTTCCCACTTTCCCGATAGAGAAATACCGCTCTGTTGTGGATGCTATTTGCTCTTTTGAGGGCGAGCTTCAATTTACTGAAGATGCACTAGACTTTTTTGATACATGGATAATAGACGAGGGAATGAAACCAGTGCCCTATCATCCCCGTCTAGCTTCTTATGTCGCTCGTCGGCCTGTGCATTGGCTTAAGGTTGCCATGTGTGTAGCCTTGGCCTTCGGTGAGAAAGTGATAACTCGCCCTCACCTTGAAAGAGCAAAAGCACTGATTCTGGAGATGGAAGAGCAAATGCCTGAAATCTTCAGAGAGATGTCGAAGGAATCTGATAAGGATATCCTAGACGAAATCAAGATGGCTCTTGTCAGATTGACAATTAAACAGCCTATCTTTCCAGAGAGAAAACTGGTACAACTTCTTACCACTAAGGTTGCAGCTCACAAGGTTTCTTATTTCATTGAGACCCTTATTGGTGCCGGCTACATTACCGAAAGCGAAGCTCCGAAAGGTCAGCTCACCCAACTCGGAAACAAGGGATATCGTTTCTTCAAAGCAGGTATTGACCTTAATCAAGGAATCTAGAATGAAAATATACATCTATCGACCGGACCTTTCCGGCCCTTACTTTATCAACGAGAGGAATCTTCTGGTTCCCTTCAAGAACAAAACTTTACAACAACTTAGGGAGGAAAAAGAATGTTACGAGAAATTAAAATTGAAGATGGAATACAAATCACAGAAAATCAAGAGAATGCTGGAAGTTCCCCATTAAGTTCCCCGAAACTTTTCTGTCTTTTTGAAGACGCAGTAGAGAAAAAGAAAGCAAGTACGAAAGACCTGTCTACTATCATGATGGATATATCCAGAGTTTATCAGGGCCTTTCCTACTTTCTTTCTGGTTGGGAGGAGGGAACCAAGACCGAGAGTCTGAACAGCCTCCTAACCGCCTTGATGGTGTATGAAGAGGTAGGTACTCGGATGTTCCTTGAGAAGGGAATAGTACTGGCTGAGACGGAAAAACATTTGCAAAATTTTATTGATAAAAATGCGTTTTGATTGTGTTTTGTTTTGCGTTGTTTTGATTGTTTTGTTTTGATTTTGTGCGGGAGGCATAATTACGCCTCCCGCGTTTTTGTGTTTTGTTGGGGCAAAAATAAAGACGGCTCAACACAATACACATCGAGCCGTCCCAGTCCTAAATCCCTAACACACTTGCAGTGCTACCCCAGACTCCATAATAATCAGTATTTCTCTCGAGCGGTGTAAGATATCTGTTTTCCAATCTTTTATTCGCTCCATCCATAACGCCTCCGAGGTCAACACCATCGGCCAATCCTCTCTGGATGATTCTATACATCAGTCGGCCATCCCCATTCTGCAGTGCATTGGTCATCACTTCTGAGTAGCGAGAAGTAAGCTCCCCTCGTTTTTCCTTATCCTTCCAGATTGCATTGGAAATCGAGAGCGCCTGGTCAATGCGTGTCGAGGGAAGGTTGAAGTAAGTATAGGCCATTCGTTCAATCGGACTCAGGTCAAGCAACTTACTTCCGGAGAGGGAATAAAGAGTATCCCCGACGGTTTGGGCTGTCCGATAGAACATCTTCGGGGCAAGGGCACGAAGGATTTCTCTCTGAAAGTTTTGGTCATTTGCAGGATTCTTTCCAGTCGTCGCATAGTAGTCGATGGCAGAGTCCAGGGAGCTCCAAAGATACTTCAATCTGTTTCCCCAAACAAAGCCCATGAAACGTTGGGTCTCCTCGCCAGGGTCTCTGAAAGGTGAGTTAACTTGGCTCTGAAGGGAAAGACCGAAGGCTCCCGGAATACCATACAAGAGGAAGGAACTTCCAGCTCCATCTCCCCAACGGTCATAGAGTAGATTGGACATCTTATCCCCTGTGGCCCATTCGGTAAATCTCTCGAGGGATGCACCAATCTCACTACTGCCCATTCCACCCAGAAGGGAAGTTGCCAAGTTCGAGTACATGTAAGGTTTCCAAGCACCATACTTCAACCCCGCTTCCATATATTGCATTTGCCAGCCGACATAGTGCATTGTCCAGTTTTTGAACAACCCCCAGGCATTACCAACCGGCCCTTGCAGAATCCGTGCTCTATCCGAAGCTGCGAATTGGAACATAGTATTCTCGGTAAATTTCCTTGCTGCGGAGTAAACTTGGTCCTTGCTGAGCATACCAGCCTTAGCCAGGGAGTTAAAATACTTATATCCCACCGAGAGTGCATATCCACGAGAAGCCTGTTCGGAGAAACTTGGCAACATGGTAGACATATTCAAAATCATACCTGAGAAATCCTTGGCCTTGAAGGAATCCATCAGACCCTTACCAAAACCTGAGTTCTCACCGATATAGCTCTCAATAAATCTCGGTGAGAGCACACCATCCCTAACCATCTGTTCGAGGAAATCCGAGAAGCCTTCTTCCAACTTAGGATTGCCCATTAACCTCAGTCCTTCCCACATCATCTTCAGGGGAGAAAGTGTATTCACTTGCATTCCTTTTCCACTCTTGGAAATAAGAGGCACTCCATCATAAGCCCATTGGAGAGCAGCTGGACATTCCCTCAGAAGGGAGAGGTGTGGCAGCACTGTGGTAATCGGCTGGAGGATATTGGCGAGACCATAGGCAAGGTTACCAAATCCTAAGTCAAGATGCACCGAGGCCTTATTAACCGCGCGAACAATCTTGGAGGCTGAATCCGTTCCCAGGACAGGTGCCAATATCGAGTCGGTGGTTTTGTTGACCAGCTGAGAAAAGACTCCCGGCCGACCCTCGAGAGCATCCAGGGTATCTTCGAGCATAGCAGCTACTCTAGGATTATCAATTCCCAGCGTTGCAATATCCTTCGCGAGCACTCTTTGATTTATTTCATTGGCCATCCAGATATATTTATTCTCCAACGAGTAGGAAAGGTTCTGAATAAACTCTTCGGCGGTCTTTGCAGTATTATAACCACCGACCCCTGAACGTGGACGGAAGAAGGAGGCTTGATGCACTCCGGGATGGAGGTCACTATACCTCGCTGCAAATTCATTCGCCAAGGAGAACTCATCTGCGGCCAGGAGTTTTTCTTGTCTCAAGTCCAGATTGCGTTCTTTAGTCCAGTACTCTCCAAGTCTCCAGTCTCGACCTTCTTTCTTAGCTTCCTCGATAACACCTTCCGCGAGCTTCTTGATTCCCTTTCTATTCTCTCCGCCAACGATATACACCAGGTTTCCTTTCTCATTCAGAATCCCCTGACGAAGTGAACCGTTCCAGTAGTGGGAAACTCCATAGTGCCCCTTGCGAAGCGGGAAAAGCTTAGCATCAGGGATATGGAGCTCGGAGGCGGTTGAGAAGAGTTCTTTTATCGAGGTATCATGGAGGTCCACCAGAGCCTTCAGTGTATCAATCCCCTCCTTGCCGAGAGACTGGTAAAGAGTAGGATTAACCAGAACTTCCTCGTAAGGAATCTGTCTATCAATCACATCCAGAAAAGCATCGAATTGTGCAGGAGAACTCTTGGCCAATTGTCTCAGGCGATTTGCAAATGCTGTAGGGTCATCGCGTTTAATACCTCCAGCGACCACACGAAACAGAGAATCTTTACCAATTTCCGGTCTGCCATATATAAGTTCCTGAGCTCTCTTTCGGCCATTATCAAGAGTGTTCTGTGCAACTGCATAGATTTTACGAGCCAGTGGATGGTTCTTGAACTTAAAGACAGTCGGAGCAAAGTATCTCTTAGAGAAATCTGCCAACCCATGAGCGAGCTCGCTTTCCGCAAGGTCGCCGAGGCCGAGAGCCTTTCCGAGTTCCTTCGCGCCTTTCTGGCCTGCTTGCCACAGAGTACCCTCTTTTCCCATGGCACCGGAGACACCGACATCCAAGAGTTCATTAAACTTCAGCGTCTTGTCGAGAATATTCTCAGCATCGCCTGTCGGTTTATAAATAGTGTCCGGGTCTCTCCAAGCGGTTTTCTCTACCACAGTCTGGAGTTGTCCTGCATTCTTTACAAACTTTCCAGGGTTATCCGTTTTCATAACAAACCACTGACCATTCTTTCCAGTCTTTCGAGCAAGTACATAGAGGCCGTCTTTCTCCTTAGCCATTTTCCAGCCTTCTCCTACATCCGGCAAAGCATTGGTAATCTGAGTATCAACTCTCTTTGCAACTGATTCACTCGAAGCGGAAACCAGACGTGGGAATTGAGAATACTCAAGCCAGTCATCAGGGAGAACACCCGTAGTCTTCAGGTCCTTCATGGTGTCATCAAGCTCCTTGAGCGAAGAAAAACCGAAATCTCTGTTCATGGAGAGCATACGAGATTTGATTTCATGAGTTCCGCGGAAAATGGAATTAAGATTCTTTACCACATTATCCGAACCATCTCCAAGTGAACTCACCATGTTTTGTCTGGCCTCTTCTTTAATCTGCCTTTCCAGTTTCCAAACAACATTCTCCACTTCGCGAGCGACTTCAGGGTCAGCAGTATCTCTCAGCACTTGGCGAGCTTTTCTCAAATTCTGTTGCCATGAATCTGCAGCAGAGAGTTCCGCCAACTGTTGAGGGAGTTTAACTCTCTTTCCTGCAGAGCTTATCAATCCAATGGTACCTCCAACAAGACCCCCAAAGCCGGTGTCCAGAGTAGCCGTCAAGGCTCTTTCCCCAAGTGAGTCCCCTTCGAGACCTGTAGCTTCTTGGATTCCATAGCCAATCGCTTGGCGACCAAATTCCACAGGGGCAAGTAATGCCGTCTCTTGGGCAGCTTTTGCAAGGAAAGGATGTTCCGCAACCTTTTCGGCTTTTGCAAGACTTTTAGCCCAAGCACCATACTTTGGAGTCTTTGCAAGAGCACTCATGGCTTTCACAGTACCAAAACCAAGGGGAACCAACTCAGTCGCAAGGTTCATCTTGGGATTCTCCGCTTGCCACTCCCTCAAATCCTCGTCGGGACTATCAAGGCCGAAAAGGCCGAGGGTGCTATTCCACACCAACGACCTTGCCAAGTTTTCAATATAGGTTCTTTCCGCCATCTTCTATCCTTTCATCAATCCTTAATAGGCAGCATTGAGGTAGCCTGCATAATATACCCCTGAATGAATGGAATTTTGTCCTTGTCAGGATAAAGCATAGCCGCCATGTTGGCTCGTTGCAAGATTTGTTTTGGAGTCATATCGGAGATTTTGTCTCCCAAATCCAGCATCTCAATCATTGCAGCATTCGTGCCGACCGTTCTTGCCTCACCTTGCTTATCAATCTGCTGGAAGTGAAGATTACCAGAAGAGTCTCTCCAATACATCTTATTTCCACCGAGAGCTTTCGGTTGTCTTGCTTCCCAATTGGCTAATTCCACCTGAGCTCTTCTGAAGGCATCAGCAGCTTTCATCTCCTGCAAAGCAATATCTTTTGCAATCTTCCACTTTTCATTCTCAGCCCTATCAGATTCCCTTGCGTTCCAGACATCAGCATTATTCTTCGCCCTGCGATTAAAGGCATCTTGCATAACCTGGCCAGCCCGACTGAAATCCATATTAACAAGGTCAGCATTCATCAGCATATTTGCCATTACCATCTGAGGATTGAAAGCTTCCTCACGATATTCGGGAGCCTTGATGGAATCCAGCCTTTTATAAATAGCATCCCAGTCAGGACTTTCATACTTTATCTCAGGAAAAGGAACTGACTCACCAGGCATTCCAGCGCCACCAGTTCCACCTCCCAGTCCACTTCCACCGCCTGAAGCAATATAGGTCTCCAGCCAGTTTTTCATCTGTGGGTCTTCTTTCTTTTCCCCATCACCAGAGAAGAGGGATGCCCACCATTCACCTGTGTCATGAGCGGCAGCGAGGGCAAGTTCTCCATAATCCTCCGGACGATTGACCACATCGGAGAGATATTGGGTAAAACCCTTTTGGTCTATCTTTCTCTTTGCATTGGAAGTCCAGTTGGCGATGGAAGCTGCACCAGCACCAATTGGGTCACCAATGTAGGACTGAAATGCTCCAGGTACCTTGGTGGTTTGATAAGCCCAGTCGCCAACCCTTTCAGCCGTCGCATCAAAAGCCTTCCTGCCTAGTTTATCCCACCGAGCAGCCTCGTTCTTTTGATTCATAAGGGACTGTTGGCGGTTTTGAATGTTCTCTTTCTTAACAGCATCGAGGGCATCAAAGAACATCTTAATATCTTTATTTCTTTGAGCCCCTTCTTCTCTATGCTGTTTCAATTCTTCATTTCGTTTATCAGAATCAAAAAGAGCACTAGCTCCTATTTTAGCCTTAGCCCAATCAATGAAATCTACCATCTCTTATCCTCCCATCATAGCTGCGAATTGAGTCGGATTAAGTTGACTCATATTACCAAGTCCCATTCCAAAGCCAGCACCTTGCATAGCACCTTGAACACCACTTACCCAAGGAACAACTGAGGACGGTTTAGTAGTCTGGCCAGCACCCATCGCACCAGCATAGTCCATAGCCAACTGCCACAGGTAATTGCTCTTTGCCATATCAGCCTGTTGCTGTTGATTAGCAGCATTGACAAGCAAATTGTTCCCTGCCGTACCAGCATTAAGATAATTGTTAAGTGAGTTTGCATCCATCCCAAGAAGCCCTGCAGCCTGAGCCCGTCTATTAGCAATGTCCGCTGCAGCTTGATTAACAATCTGATTTTCTAGATTCTTATTGAGCCGTTCACGCGTGAGCATATCTCTCGAACCACCATAAGCACCAGCATCAATAGCGGCACTTCTAGACGCTGGGATAAGTTCATTTCGAGTCTGCTCAATCAATCCAGCCGTCTCTCCTTTCAGCTGGTCTGCAATACTTTCAGTTGCCATCTGATATCCCAAACCCAAGGAGTTCGCTGCAGCACCAGTCAGGTATTTATTATAAGCACTATTCAGGTCTTTAAGACTATTTGCAAAGTTTATATTCCCAGTAATGCCTTGCTGCATTTCAGGAATGTAATCTACCCAACCACCTTGAGCCTTACTATAGGCATCCCGAATCTGATTCCGTACACCAGTCAGGTCATTGTAATAAGCATTGTCTGCCTTTTTCTGAGCATTTCCTTGAGCCAAACCAGCCACCCCACCAGCGACCCCACCGATTGCAGCTCCAATTCCACCTGCACCCATTATTTAATCTCCTTTCTTGTCAAGAGGCACATCTTGCCAAGTCTGTCCACCATGAATCTCTGAGGAACAAAACCCAGCAGCTTTGCCATTTTTAAAGCCTTTTTATCTTCACAGGGAGTAAGTCCGAAAAGCTCTTTTGCCCCTGTTTTCTTACCAAACATTTTAATAGCCTTTCGGCAATCTGTCAAGGAACGCGTTGCATTCTCTCGACTCCACCAATGACCCTCCCAGCAAGTCTGTTCAGCATTCCCAACAAACAAAGCCAAGAAGGAATCATGACAAAACCCTATCCAAGGAAGATTGCCGAGTCTATCAAAATCATCCTTTGTCAGCCAATCCTCTAAATCAAGTGGAAGGACTGGTCGTAGTTTCCGGTGCGTATGTAATCCATCCTTTTCCATCCCAAACAGCGAGTTTCCTCACCCCTCCATCTAAAAGCCAAATAAGGTCTCCCTTTTCTGCAGGAGGCAGACCCTTTCTCCTTTTCGTCTCATCTTTTACAAAGACTGGAATATTAAGTGCAGATTGATTCCCTCTTTCAGCGAGGGAGGAAATCAGAATCGCTGCCCAAGATTTCCAGTCTTCATATTCACTCGGCGAAGGGAGACTTTCAAATTCCTTTCTCATCATAACCTTCCTTTCATCCTAGCACCAAACAGTTCTATGGCAGAAAGTTTCCAGATTGTTTCCGGCCCTTTATCCTCAATGCGGAATCGGAAGAACCTCGTGGTGAGTCTTGTCCAGCAAAGATTATCAAAGTCCGAAAGTGGAAAAGCCTCCGTCCACTGCAGAGGGTCTTCCAGCCTATCCCTATAACCAATCTTTATAGTGGCTGTAGTCGGCCCGAGATTCTTCAATTCCACATTAAAAGTGTCAATGTATTTCTGGTCTCGAGAATCAAGTTCAATATCCTTGCTCTCAATCCAAACTTCCTTCTCGCCCTTATTAGTTGAGATAAGGGTTCCATCAACCCAAAGCGTACCTAAACCTGAAACCATAACTTACCTCCATAACCATGATGTCCATAGCCATCGTTACCATAACCAATCTTGCCTGTAGGATTTTCAATCAATGGAAGTTTACCATCTCCCCTCTCAAGGTTAGATGCGTTATTAAGGTCATCAATAAACAAGATTCCATCTGAAGAAACCCAGTATTGTTTCCAAGAACAAACCCTATCCCAATCAAGCTGAGTCCAAGTGGAGTTCTCCATATTAAATCCCAGGCAAAAAATTTCCGAGTTATCATCAGAAATAGCAGGGAAGAAAAAGAACACATGCTGGAGAATTCCCCAGTTACTACAAAAACATCCAACGCTACGATTTATATCCAGCTTTTCATTGAGGGTAGCCCCAACGGAACCACCATCAATATACTGAATGCCTGACCCATCAGACACCCAAATACCAGCAGGGCCGAAACCAAACACACTCTTGTTGGCAACACAGATTGCTCGAGGACCCCAAACACCAGTCCCATCGAAAAGTTTCTTATAGGAGAAAATATAAGGCCGAGAGATATATTGGACAATCACAACGTCCTGTTGGGTACAAATCAGCGCGAAGTTCTCCAATGCAGCACCACCTACAATTTCCCCTTGAATATCGCGAATAAACAGGTCACCTGCCATATTATCTTCTCTCGGAGTCCAATCCTCAGGGTTGTCATCCGAGCTCCAAAGGACACTGTCTTTACAGACCGCAAGGATGAAGTTCTTTACCTTGAGGAGAAACTTAACCTTGTGGGATTCAGGAAAGTCTGTTACCTTTTGAAATGTCTTGTGGGGCCAATAGGCCGGATTCGATTTTTGGGATGCTGAGCCGTCTGACTGCAAAATGCGTTCATTATCATCAAAGGGCTTCCAAATCCACAGCTTCCCATTATGTGCCGCCAGCATCCAATTTCCAAACGGCACAAAGCTCCAATCCCCAACAGACTTATCTTCCTCATTAGTTACGATGGAAAGGTCAGCTGTCTTCAAATCATAAGTAAGAGCTGATGCATTGGTTCCTAGAAAAATCAAATCTCCAGTATTACAAACCGCATTGACCGGTACTCCTGCAGACACCAGTGGTATTTGCCCCGGGAGCGGTTGAAGAGTCTTGTCAATAAACAAGACTCCTCTTCCATCTTCCCAGAGTAAAGGCTTTTGGTCTGGCAGGTCAGGGGTATACCCCAACGCTAGGTCTTCAAACCGAGCAATCCTTTCACTCATCTTTTTTCACTCCTTTATTCCATTTAACCTTATATTCTTCCAAACAAGTTGCTATATCGAGCGGAGTCTTTATGAACCTATGACAGGTTATCGGACTCCGTGGAATCTCAACATATTCAACTCTAGTCCTTGTGCAACTGCTTAACAAGAGGAGAAGAAGAAATATCAGCATTCCAATCAAATTCCTTTTCCTCCTTAGAAAGCTTGATGAGCTCCTCTTTTCGCTTAGCGGCCTCCAATTCGCCATCCTTAATCTCCTTTCCCATTTTAAGAATTTGACTTTGGTAGTTCTTCTCTCTTTCAATCAAAACCTGATTGTCTTTCCACAGATTATATGTGCAATGTGAGAGGGAAAGAAGAGACAGCACTGTTAAGCCAACAAAGATGATATGATATAACATAGCGCACCTCCGATAAAGCCACCCCACAGCCATTCACCCCAATTCCATCCAGCCTTACCAAGCGGCCAGACTTTCTCAGCCAGACTTCCACAGGCATAAAATGGTGCCATAGAAAGACCAACAAACATAACAAGAAGGGAATTCAAATACAGTCCCCAGAGGAATGCCATACACAAACCTGTAAGAGCGGTTCCGCAGAAACCAAACAACCAAGGGTTCTCATAAAGATAAACCGACTTTCCATTATGAGAGATTCGAGCGGAATATAAGAGGTCATCAATCAATTCATTCTCCCGGTCTTTCTCGGGGTCGATAGGAGAAGGACTAAGTAACTTTCCTATATACACTCCCCAGCCGAACATTTGGTGTGAGGCATAGAAAGCAATAAAGCCTACAAGCAGATTCACCCCAAGGTAAAACCAGCAAACCAGTGCCATAAATACCGCCCACCAGATTTTATTTGCAGGAACCTTATCTTTCCAAAGTCCACCTCGAACTCGCCACAACAAAGAGGAAACGGCTCCCACTCCAATTACACTTAAAACATCAATCCAGTTCATTTCTTTTCTCCTTTCTAAGGTATGAATATTCTTTTTCCACTCTTCGGAGGAACAACCTGCAAATGACACCAGCCCTTAGTGTGCAATGGACTTTCAAGCCACAAACCACAGTCCTCCAAAAGTTTAAGATTAGTCTGGCAGAAAACATCTAGACTCTCATCTGGGTCAGCAAAATCAGCCGCCAGACATTTCATATGGTTACTCCTTTTCGCCCCGCCGACCAAAGCATTATGCGCCGGACTCCGATAGCCTGAGGTAACTATCATCGGTTTTCCCCAGACATCTCGAAACCTATTCAGCGCAGTAAGAAGTTTCTCCAGATTTCCTTCAAGGCTTTCATCAATCTTTTGACCTTTCAAAATCTCTTCTCTTTCAATCATCCAACACCTCCAAACATAAATGAAATACAAGTCCAAAGAAGTTGAAACCCCTTCGCGAATTTTTCAGAATGCTCAGGGTAAAGAAGGGAAAGAATGGTGTAAGCGATAAATGAAAACAGCACAAGAAGGAAAGTATATTTGAATCTACTCATAGGTTTTGACATCTTTAATATTCCCATCCTTATCTTGTACAATCGTCTGGTAGACTATCTTTGGAGGCTCAGAAGAAACCTTCTTTCCATCCTTAGAAAAAGCCTTATCCACCACAGCATTTTTAATAACCAACACATCTGACTGAATCCACAAGAGAACCTTCTTAGTTTCAATTTCCTCTTTTTCCAAGGCGGAAACGCGACTCCTCAAGTCTTTGTTTGATTCAATCGTCTCGAGAACCTTCCAGCTGAAAATACTCAAATAGGCTACAATGATAATAAAGGTGACTATTAAATTAAAGTTGATTCGTACTCGCCAAGAAAGCCTTGAAAGTTCCTCCATAGCAGCATCTTTTGCAATATCCTTAAGCATCATCTTTCTCCTCTCTTCTCTTCTTTCTTTCATTTTATAGGGTAAAAAAGAAACTGGCAAGATATTTCCTGCCAGTCCCTCAAAAGAAACAAAATTATTTCTTTCTTAAATCGCTCCTTCTGTTCTGATTGTTACTGTTGCTAATGGATTAGCTACTGAATCTGTTTCAAGCCAAGCACCGTCCTTTGTAGTAGCCTGAAATGACCAACCAATCAGGTCGCCATTAGATACTTTAGCCTTCATTGTTGGTACTTTAAGAGCATTGTCAACAGTGTTTTCAGACATTGTAACACTCACACGAGAGCCTTGTATTTCCTTGCCATTGTTTGTAAGGAAGAAGTACACAACCTCGCCAAGAGTATTGACACGCAGATTGACAACAGCATCTACTTCAATATTAGCATCATCATAGAAAGCCCAATCGTTCTCAACACCTGTATCTTTACCTTCTTTTACTTTCCACGGTGTTAAGTCAGCCGGAATACTACCTTCTTTGAGTTTACCAATAGGCAACTTGTTCGGTGTATCTGTACCACTGAAACGATATGACTGTAGTCCTTCAAGAGGCGTCCACGTTGTTACCTTATCATTTCTCCAAGACATCTGCTTTTCTTCAACAGTCTTAAAGCCTTTGACAACCCAAACAGTTCTTGGATTCTCAACAGCAATGGTAAAGCCGTGAACAGATACTTCCATAGGATTAGCAACCTCAATAGGTGTCAAGAGGAATGCAACATTAACGGCATCGTCAGGCACTGTAAACATCTTAGAGGATGCTTGTCTTTCTGCGCTCTGAGCCATAAACTGACTATCAACAGCTTCCCAACCAGCCTCGAATACATCAGAAGCATTTACGTTATCTGTAATAATCTTGGTTGTGTAAGCATCAGGATTGCCTGTCCATTTAACCATTTGAATGTTGAAAGCACCTTGAGGGTTTGTGATAATAGCATCAACAGATACTTCTTGTCCTCTTAACAATCGTGTCATTTCTGCATCAAAGATTTTACCCCAGTTGAAGAAACACAACTCACTTTCAAAACTAGAGAACGTGATGGTATTGTTAGCAACCTCTACATTCATCTTGTATTTATTGTAGAAGTGTGAACCGTCTGCATCTGTTTCTCCTTGCTCAGCTTCCCCAACAGTCTTGGGCATATCGTAAGAAGAGATGAACTTAGTTGAATACAGTTCTCCAAGATAACGCTTAGCAAACATAATGCTCTCGCCAGTGTCCAATTCATACTTCAACAAGGTTTCAGATACCTCATCGCCATCAAGAGCAACTACCATAAAGCAACTATTGCCAGAAGTGTAATCATTCATAAAGATTGTTGTGTCTTCCGGGAAGCTTGTGGCAACACGAACCTGTAAGTACGTCAAAGCCTTAGCCTTAACAACACCCATAGCACGCAACACATCTAGCTTATCGCCCTCTTTATAAGTTTTATACACAGCCAACGGAGCGCCGTTTTCATCTCTAATAGGCAATCCAGTAGCTTTATCAATGATTGACAATTCTACAAAACCATCAGCAGGAGCACGTCCACGCATAGAGATTCTTGTCAAAGTAAGATAAGGTGTGCCACCAGTTACATTAGGGTCTTTGCCATCGTACTCTTGAATACCAATAGACTTTTCAGCCATACGAATATCCATCATATTAGTACGAACAGCAGACACAACGTTATCAAACCACACAATGCCTTTATGAACAGGAGCAGAACCTCTACCAACAATTTCCTCAGGAATGCTTAGGCTCGCATAATATGATACAGGTCTAGTGTCAGTATCCTGAACTTCGACAATCACACCATTCTTGTTAGGGTCTGTATAGCCAGTAAAACCTCTGCCAAACTTGATATTGTTTGCACCATTTCTACCAGCAGATGGATTAGTTTCTACTTCAATGTTGATACCCTCTGAGAACTCTAATGGAGCTGTGTAAATATCCCAAGTACCAGAAGCAACATCAGCAATAAATTCAACAAAACTCTTGCCAGCTAATGTATATGCCGATGAGCTGCCATCAAGATTATCTCCACTTGCAGGGATTATGTTAACTGTAGCATCAGACACATTGTCAACTTTAACAATCTGTACCTTAGACAACTTAGGCATCCGCACATTTACACCAACAGTAGGTCTTAACAAGCTGATGGTTTCATCACCTACAACCATATCATCAGTATCAACATTCTCCTTGTAAGCGTATGTAATATCCTCAGCAATAATGCGAGATTGTCTAAACAACTGGTACTCTCTACTTACCTTGTGCTTGAAATCATCAAGGGTCATAGCAGTTTGTGTAGATTTTTTATTGTCAAAACCAATTTGTGCCTTAGCATCAATGTAAGATTGTAATGTGCCTACACCTTGCTGATATGAAGCAAACAGAGGGTCTGATGTAGACTCATACAGTCTTTCACGAGTTTCTGCAATTTTATCATCAGTTAGTGCAGGCTTTGGAATAATATTACCGCCTTTATAAATCAAAGAACCATCTTCAAGTCCTGCCTTTTCCTGAGCTGAGATAAGTTTGTCGCCATCTTTAAGGTCGCCGAGGTAATTAACAACAGACACAACGCCGTCAGTCTTTATGATGTCTTTGTCTCGGTTGTCTGCAATCTGTTTCCAACCATTATCAAACACAACAGCCTTGCCAGATTCCTTTACAGGCGGAACATCAAAAGTTGCATTTGCAGGCAACAACCAAACATCTTTACCTTGAATTTTACTTTCAAGTGGGTCTTTTAGAGCGTCTGCCTCAGCGGTAAACTCTTTTGTGATTTCATCGTAAAAATAAACTTTCATGTTTCCCCCTTAGTATTTAATACAGACTATTGTGGTTAATGCAGGCGGCTGAACAGTAGCTGATTTGCCATAAATTGCGTTTGATTTGCTTGCCTCGAAGCTAGGACTCAATAGATAGCCGCCCTTTGCGGATGCACCAGTATACTGATCGGACTGAGCCTTACTTGCCGCAAAAGCCCCTGTTCTCAAATCCGTGACTGCCCTAAGGTTGGAAAGAGCACCTTTAATATTTGGCAACCCCGCGGCTTTATAAGTACCTGAACTTGCACCACCCCAAAAAGTCTTATCAATAAAGTTTGGCAGATCAAATGTCTCTGAACCATCTCCTGAACCGTATTTGGTGCCGATTTTTGCAAACAAGGCTGAATAGGTCGTACGGCTTACTTTAGAGCCATCACATTTCAACCAACCCTCGGGAGGCTCATCTGCGGCATAGGGAACTATAGTGCCAATAGGAACTGAATTTATTTTTGCAACTGCTGCATCAATCTTATCCCAGTTTCCGTTGACTGCATCTGTCCAAGGGCGAGTACCCTCGGCAGGCTTTTCGAGTTTGATATTTGGAGTTTGAACCATCTCTTCTCTCCTCTCAGTATTTAATACACATCATCACTCTATAGGCAGGTGGCTGAACAGTAGCGGACTTTCCATACAGAGTTTCCTTAGACATTCTGGAAGCATCGAAAGAAACTTTACCTGCAGTACTTGAACCGTATGTATGAGAAGACCCACTGTGTACTGTACCAGAACCCACTGTTTTGAAAGCACCAGAAGCTGAAACAGCTCCAGCATAATGCATAGTTTGAAAATCACCTTTAATATTTGGCAGTCCAGCTTCAACTTTCTTCCCAGCTTCCGTAGCACCCCAAATCGTTCTACCTCTAAAATCAGGCACATTGAAAGTTTTACTCTTATCTCCTTCCCCATAAGTAGTACCAATAGCATCAAACAGACGTTTGTAATCTTCTCTACTCACCGCTCGGCCATCACAGAGCAGAAAACCCTTTGGCACCTTTTTGCCTGCAAAAGGTAACACCATACCAACCAGCCAGCTGTCAAGGATATCCCAGTTCTCATTGAGAGGTATATGCCAGTCAATAGCTCCTTCAGCTGGCTTATTTAATTCCAGACTCTCAGTCTTTTCCAAATCCGCCATCTCTTTTCTCCTATTCTCCAATTGTGATTTCCCAGTTTATACGAATATAGGTACCGTTTTTGACAGTGAACTGTTGGAGAGGCAAAAACCTTGCAAGCATCCGTCCACCATCTCCATCAGCCTGAAACAGACCTATTTCTTTACAAACCTTCGAGCCACTTCCACTCACAGTCAACTCTCCACTCCAAGTGAGAATATTCTCTCTTCTCGTTCGAGTCGCATTCAATTGACCAACCTCACTTCCCTGCAAAGCAGTCATTCCTTCCTGAGTCACAGCCGCAGAATCTCCAAGCTTGAAAAGGGAAGGAAGAGCTGCGGTGCCATCATCCAGTCGCTCAGCGAGCAACTTCAAACCATCTGCCACAACTCTATTCTTCCCCTCAGCAATCAAGGAGTCATCCTGCCAAATCCGAACCCAGCCTTTTACTGGTAAACCTGGCATGAGACCCTCCTACGCTTTCGGTTTGTTTTCAAACTTGTAGGTCCAATAGATTTTAATCTCATCATCAGCACCTTTAGTGTAGGTACCAGTCAGCGCTCTCGACCACATAATCCCTGCAGAATCAGCGGTGAAAATCCCTGTCTCTTCCCAAACACCAGTAGCCTCACCAGCCAAGAAGGCCGCAGCATACTTCACACTTGCCGCAGTGATTTCAGAAGACTCAAAAGGTTTTCTTCCAAGCTCACTTCCCTTCAGGGCAGTATCGCCAATAACAGGCTCGGTGTTCGAAGTCCCCACTGCAATATGTGATGGAACAGCACCGCTTTTATCCTTCACGAGTTTAGCAAGTTCATTCAAACCGGTCTGTACAAAAATATTATGATTCTCGAAAACGGTCTTACCTGTCTTCAGGTCAATACCTTTCACAGAACCACTAACAATAAAATTACCTATCATCGTCCATAACCTCCAATTCCAAATAGTGTTCGGCCATATCCGGCCTCAATAAAAAGTTCATCACTGCCGAGAACAGCATCCTCAGAAGGCAGATGACTTTCAAGTGAAGTCTTAGCTTCTCCCAAAGCGCTGTCCTCTTTTCCTTTAGAATACACAGAAAGATTGACACTGTCAAGAGGAATCCCGAAAGTAGTAAAATAAAGCATTCTCAAGTTATTAAGTACCACAATCTCACTCGGGGTGAGAACACTTTCCAAGCGCTTTTTAATACCCGCTACCTCGGCAACCGAACTCAGAGCGACCAAATGTTCCAGTTCCCGAATAGCGGACAACCCTGACCAAGTACTGCACTCCAAGACAGAAGTAAGCTTCTTCAGGGCAGAAAGTGCTTCCCCATCTTCCAAGGCCAGCCTATCCATCTCACGCACAAAGAGCATCCGTTTGCCAAGCGAGAAACACCCTGTTCCCGGCCGAACTGCGTGAAAATCAGTATCACTACCAGGATTAAGGGGAACTGCCCAATGGCAGCCCAGAGGACTTTTTCTTCCATCCCAATCAGCCATCTCAAATTCCTCCAAAAGTTCCCGTCTCAGTTCCTCTTCTCAGTTCCGCATCAGCAATATGCAGAGTCTTCAAGCCAATCTCTGTCAACCGTCCATAAGAATCAAACCAAGAAGATTCTCTACAATACGCTGCAAGGTTCTGCATAGTCATTCCAAGGAGTGCCTGAAAGCCGTGTTCCAGCATCGGATTAGTTCCACCATCTTCCATCTCACTTCTCTGGGTGAATCTATTATACCAGAGAAAACCTTCCGTATCTTCCTTCACATTCCCATCCAGCCAAAGAATCTTATTACCCTGATTCCAAAATCCCAGTGGTGTTTTGAATTTGGAGAAGGAGAACTCCGAAGGGTCTTGTTCCTGCAGGGTTCTTGCACAATCCTCAAATCCTGAAGTGGAAAGATTGAGAGCAATAAGGGACTTAAAGTCATTAGGAAGTTCGAGAAGATTAGGGTTATCTGAATCCGCTCGGATGAGGAACTTCAAAAGAACCTCATTCCATTTATACGAATAATTCTGTTCGAGAGTCCGCAGAGACTGGAACACCTTTTGGGGAATGATGTTATCCAGCGTTTTCCCTTTGTTCACTTCGTCTCGAACGGCAGCATAGAAGTCTGCCCAAGTAATATCAGCCATGAGCCGTCTCTCCGCAAATTACATACAAAAAAGGGGAGGGAGGCTGTAACACCTCACCTCCCGCCAGGAACCACAATCAATGCAGGACTAAGCACCACCCGCAGCTTTTGTAGTTACCTCACCTACCACTTCCGTCTTGACAATTCGATCTGCAGCATGGGCCAAGTTCTTAATCAAGCCATGGTTTTCCAACTGTTCAATCTTGATTGAGCATTCAGCCAAGTAGCCTGATTTACTTCCATCCATGCCGACTTCAGTCAGGTTAGCCTGATAGTGAAGGTCACGTCCTTCCATATAGACATATTTAACTCTTGCCATATCGAGAACGAAGGCATAAGAATCAAAGCCGTAGGACGGAGAAGCCTCATTCAAACCGGTTGAAACGCTCTGAGAGAACAACGGACAGGTTTTGAACACAAGGGTACCAAACGGAGTTACCAATCTGGAAACGTTCATTCCGTACTCTTTAGTTTGCGGTGTCCAAGTCCAAGTACTTTCAGAGGCATTACGGATAATTCTCTGAAGAGTCAACAAAGCCAAGTCCCCGCAGAAAACCATCTTCTCAGAAGAACCAAACTTGAAGAGGTCTTTAATCCAGCCTTCCAAATCAGAGAACGAGACACCATCCGCAAAGGCAGTCTTCGAGGCATCGAAGATATTCGCTGCAGGAAGCTGGCTCAAGACACCGCCCATCGTACGACGAGGCTTGCCTTCAAAGGTGTCTTGGTTTCGATTTGAGAACCAGAAAGAACGTTCAATATCGATGGAGATATATTCAAGAGCTTCTCTCTTAGCCTCTTTTTCAGCATCACCAGTTCTCAACTTAGTCTTCTGAGCCGTACCGGTCATCTCCAGCGTTCTACGGAAGATTTGAGTGTAGTTATGACGTTTGAACGGGTCATAACCTTGACCAGTCGGAGCCTTCGAACCTTCTTCAAAAGAGGTACCGATGACCAGTAAGTTTGCCTTGTCAGGAATATTCTTGGCAGTGGTACCTGCAAAACCTCGAACAACAGTCAAGGATGTATCATTTGACGGGTCAGCACTTACAAACAAGATTTCCCCAGTAGCCTCAACATACAACATGGTCTTAGCAACAACCACTTTCGCGCCTTCTTTAACAGGAACAGTGGTGGTTGAAGTCGACGCTACACCAGCCTCACAGTAGAGACGTCTGGCATCCAATCTCTTTTCAAACCAGTTGAACTCAGGGTCGTTAGTGGATTCTTTTTTCATTTGAGAAGTCAACGCAAAAAGCGGGAACTCCCCATTCGGGTACTGGAGCAGAATCCCCTCTCTCCAGTTCTTCGGTCTTACGTCAGCACCGAAGTTTTCCGTATGGCGCAATCCTGTAATAGCCATTTTATTTCTCCTTAAAATTCAGAATACATTATGTCAAAAATAGCCTCTGGAGAATTAGGGTCCAGATTCTGTGGCTTTGTAGCCGGTGGGGTAACAGATGCTGGAACCGTCTTCGGTGCCGGAGCAACTGGCGCATTAGCCTGGGCATAAGCAGAAAGAACTTTCTTCACTCTTTCCCCAACGAGGTTTCGCATTTGAGGTGTCCAGACTTTTGCCCCTGTTTCCTTCTGGATGGATTGAATTGTAGCGCGGATTATTGGGGATAATTCAGGCTTATTCAATTCCGGGAAGGCTCCATAGAAATCATCCCGAAGGGATTTCGTAGTAGCTCTCGAGGCTTCTCTTTGTTCTACCAAATAATTAACAACTCTAGGAACAGCATTAAACTGACGCTTAGTCCAAGAACCGAGACTCTCCATAATATTATTATGGACTGTAGTCGCAATTCCTGAAGCAAAGCCTTGCAGTGCCATCATGCGTTCTTCATCAGCTACCTCGGAACCAAAGAGTGCATTATAAAGTTTCGGTGAGATGTTGAAAGAATAGTCACTAAACTCTTTCTTCTTAAAGACCGCTGCATCAGCATCCTCTTCAGCAGGTTTTCCTTTTACAACCTCTGCTGGCTCTTCACTTTTCTTTTGCTGGCTGAGGGCCGTAATGACCTTCATGGCATCAGCAAGCAAAGCATCCGAAGAGGGAACAGAGGAAGTGGAAGAGGAAGGGGAGGAAATTTGGGCTCCTTGAGGGTCGGTTGAAACTTCTTCATTTTGTTTACCGTCCTCAGCCGGAGCAGCTTCCTGAGTTTTTTCAAGGTTGTTCGACGACTCGTTACTAGACTCAGTCCCTTGCTCCACATTACCATCAGTCTGAGGATTTGTATTTCCTTCAGTGGTTGACGTTTCTCCCCCCTGAGAAGATGTCTTTTCCTCTTCATCTCTATTCGAGTCACCCTCGAAATCCATAGAGAAGATGTCCAAAGGGTCTACCGAAGAACCACCTCCAGCGTCCCTTTCATCCACATCTCTCAAAACTCTACCAAGCTTCAATAAACCAAATCGCATTCTTTAATCCTTTCAGTTGCTCTGTTCTTCTTCATCCGCCAGGGCTTTAGAACGTTCAACCAGCTCAGTAGCGAAGTCGATAACCATCCTAATTCCCCGCATTTGATTCTGCATTTTCACAGCCTGTTTACGCTGTTCCTCATCCAGAAGTTCTATACTAGATAACATAACAAGCTTTTCCGAGATTGTCAATTCTAAATATTCAAGAAAAAGCGAAAATCTTTTATCGCTCAAAAGAGCTATCAAGTCATCAAGCCGTTGGCCTTCGAAGGGAAGGATTTTCTCCAACCCTTTTCGAGCCTTCTTGCGTCTCCAACCCTTAAAAGCCTTGAGACAAGTCCACACCATTCGGTCCTCCTATAGGTATAAGGTTTCCATTTTGCACCCCAGCCGAAATCTGTTCCGGACTTTGAGGCTGCAATTTGAACTGGTCAATGTTCTCTGCTCCCCCAAGTTTAGCAACGAACTCAAAAACCCTGCCAAGGTCGTACTGCCCTGCAAGAATCTGGTTTCCAGCGATGAACTGAAGAGCCTGCTGCCAAATGTCAAAGAGAGCGATTTTGTCGAGCGGCAACGAGCCATCATGAATCGGGAAATAGAAATCCCCTGCAATCCCAGCGGCTGTAACGGTAATCGGTTTCTGAGCACCCTGAGAGCCAAGCACATCAATCTGAAAATCTTCAGAAAGATACTGTTGCAGATTGAGACTCCACTGTAGACCCAGGTTGCACAACGAGGCACCGGAGATAAATTGAGCGTGGTGGGCAAGTCGGGAGCTCGCTGCTTCCACAGTCGCACGAATTTCCGTTGCGGTCTTTCTTCCACCTGAATCCTGCAGACCTCTTACATTATCTGTAACAGCGGAGATGTCATTTCCAATCCTCATGAGGGACTGTATATCCCCTACATGACCCGCAGTAACGTCGCGAATATCCAGTTGACGGAAGTAAGTCGAAGGGTCTACTCCAAATGCTTTCGGCTTCAGACGGATAAGCTTTCCAGCCTTGTCGCTCTTTAAGTCTTTTTCCTCCACCATAGACGGGTCATAGAGGAAGCTATTGTTCACAACACCCTTTACATTGAAGATATGGGAGTTGAGGAACCAGCTTATCGTCTCTTGGAAAGGACTCAGGTAATCTGAGATACCACAGTTCCCAAAGCCATTCCCAATCGCGTAGGGCTCATTGACCACCACTGGGTGTTGTTGATGGTCAGCACCAAAAAGCTCAAACCGAATTATCTGTGAGGAGTTGGCCACAGAGACCAAAAATTTATGGGGCTTTTTGGAATCATACCCTGAAGGGAGTGAGAATCCAATCTCATCAGGGATAAGTTCCACCGTACCTTCATCAAGTTGCACCCAAGAGCTCCCACCATCAATCGCAGCGAAGCCAGCAGTCTTCCCACTCAGGGAGTCCCCTCTCGCCCGCAGATTCCTCAGGGAACCACCAGACAAATCCTCTGCAGGGCAATCCTTAACCTCGTCGAGGTATGCATAGGTATCCCCTGCCCTTTGCAGGGAGAATTTTCCCACGAAGTTCCGCCAGTAAACAAACTCGCCTTCTTTCGCCACCTTCAAAAGTGGGACTCTAGGGTCTGGGAAAAACAGAAACGGGTCAATGTTTTCCACAGTGTTGCCCTGATAAATCACCGAGGCGGTACGAGCACGTAAAGGCCGGCCGGACATCGGGTCCAGAACCCAAGTTGTTCTCGGCGCGGTCTCGGTTACAAAGCCGGTCTTGAGGATTCCCAGCCCATAGATTTCACCATTATAGAGCCATTGGGTGAGTTCCTTCACGAGCTGGTTGTGCTCAGCATTATATTGGAGGAGCATTTCCATGCTCTTAGCATTCTCCACCAGTGCGGAGTTATTTGTTCCAACTGTGAAAATCGGCTTTCTCCCGAGAAACACAGTCGCCAGATATGTAACAATAGTCCTAATCGTGGCAAAGGAGTACGGAACAATTATGTTCGCATCTTGCTTTTTGACATTCACAAGAGAAGCATCTTTACAAACTTCATTGTAGCGTTTCTCCCAGTCTTGCACCGAAACATACGCTTGATATTGAAGTTCCCTCATATTCCATCTTCCATAGAACTGAGACATCTTCGAGTAGCTTTCCGCAATCTGTGCTTTGACGCGTTTCAACAGTTTCGCATGTGTCTCACTTCCAGGCCGGATAAAACTTTTCTCATTTTCATTCATCCAAGCCTCCTTACATTCCACCTGCACCGAGGGCCATTATTGCGTTCTGGATAGAGGAACTTACCGTAGCACTCTCTGCATCAGTCGGCGTTCCGATTGAAGCAAGGATTTCGGAAAGCACAGTTATCAGCTCTGCTTTCTGCTGCGGTTCCAGGGCACGTGCATTCTGTGCCGTGGCAAGGGCAGCATTAACATCAACTGGGCCAGCCGGAGTCCCGTACATTCCACCAAGACCTCCAGCGTCCCCTCCAAAGGGGTCAATACCCTGTGCCATCAGAGCTTGTTCTTCCGGACTTAGCGCCAACATGGCCGCCTCAATCGAGGCATTTCCTGTCATCGGTTGAACCGAGTTTCTTAATCCATTTATTCCTTTAGGCATCTTTCATTCCTTTCTCTCTTAAAGTCCACCGGATTCCCCGGCCTCATCTTCATAATAGGAGTTTTCCCCATCCCTGTCAAGGGTTTCCTCAATCGCACTTGTGATAAAAGTATCCAAGAGGGAAATCGCCATCGCCACAACGTCGAGGAGGTCATCGTGCCCAGAAGGGAATTCTTTCATCTGGCTTTCATACAGCGGGAACTCTCGGCGATGATGCAGAAGGTGGGCGGAATACCTCGGCTGGAGAAGACCCAATATCCTAGCCTTTTTCTCCGTAGTGAAGCGGATTTTCTCCAATGGAAAGTAGTCATTTCTCCTCGCCATCTCCTCGGTGATAAGGTCATACAGGGCCTCTTGATACGCAACCGTCTCAATGCCACAGTACATCGGGATTCCCTCTCCCTTCCAAAGATTCCTCAGGGAGAAGAACTTCTTCACAGCTTCTTGAGGAGTCAACCCCTTGAAACCTTCCACATCCTCGATTTGATAATGCCCAGCGGAATAAATTCCCACCACTGCGAAGGCAGCATCATCAGCGTTTTTCTTCTTCGAAATCGCAGGGTCATGGGCAAGTGCAACTGCAAGGGGGCGCTCGAGAAGAGTCCGATTGATATCACTCGGTCGAAGGGCCATAGTGTCCTCAGAAGTCAGCCGATTGAAGTATTCAAGATAATAAAGTTCAAGCTTGCCCTGGCGAGAGAACATCTCCTTTTTTGCCGCGAGCTTTCTTTCATCCATGTACTTGGGGAAGACCGGTTGACCCTTGGAATCAAGAGCCCCCAGGACAATGGTGGTAAAGGTTGGGTCTTTGCCAAGCATAACCAACAGGGCCTCATTATGCAGAAGAGTTCCGTTGAGCAGAATGGTGGAGTCGGTATTAAGCTCGCCGAGGGCAGGCAGAACATCTCCCATAAACCAATCCAGGGTTTTCTTTCTCTGCTCTGCTGTGGAGACACTCTCCTTGTCCTCGACGTCATCTAGGTGGATAAAGTCCGGTCGTATCGAGTTAACATTTCGACCACGAACCTGACCACCCCTACCAGTCGCTGCCATGATGAACCCATTCGCAAGGACGAACATCTCTTCAGACCACTTATCATTTCCCTTCAGGGTGCCGAAGAGAGTAGTAATCTTGTTGTTAAATTCAAACTCCTTTCGGCAGTTCATCAGCTGGGTCTCCGCGTGGGTAGCGGTTTCGCCAATCTTCAGCACGAACTTGCGTACCTTATAGCATCCCATGAAAACTTGAGCACCGTTGGCAAGTGTCGTCTTACCGATACCACGAGGCATCATTATCTCCGTATTCCGAGAGATAACAAGGGAAACACTGCCATCAGGCTCCAAGGAGAAGATTGGCCGGCCAACCTCATCGTCATCCCAGGGGTTTTGTTTACACACAAAGTTCTCGATGATTTTATCCAGCTCGCCATATTTCGGCAGGAAGTCGGTCCGACGCAGAAGGATGGCAAGGTACCCTCGATGCATCCAAGACAGAGGTTCTGTGAACCAATGGGGCAGGATGGTGCGGAGAAACAGTACCGGGTCGAGGTACAACTCCTTGCGAAGGTTTTTCTTTTCCTCTTCAGAGAGGGAAGTAAGATTACTCATTGAGATTCCTTTCAGTCGGGAACAGGAGAACATCCTCTCCCGGACAATGATAAGTGTAAAGGGTTTCAGGGTTGATGGCCTCGGACAGGCAGCCTATTTCATGCTTCGGCCGAAGACGGAGGTTCTTGCAAATCTGCACACAGACGACTTTCTTGTCTGGATAGAGGAAATTCAAAAGGGGCTTATAGAGACCCCTAAGCTGATAATGAGCCTCGAGGGTCTGAGTTCTCTTGACTTCCAGGAGAAGTATCTTGGCAGGTAGGAGGATGAAGATGTCCGGCTGGGCATAGTGCCATCCAGAAGCGTCCTCGTATCGAATCCACTGAGAAGGAAAGAACATTTCAGCAGGAAGCTTGCTTTTCAATTTCCGGATAACCCACCTCTCATAGGTCTTGCCTTTCGCAGGAGCACCCTTGAGTTTTGGCTCCTTCTTGAAAGGGCTCTCAGAGGTCAGGTAGGCAGACCGAAGACCCTGAATGATGTGACACGAAGGGGAAGGGAGAATGGAGGAGGGAGAAGAAGAAGAAGAAGGAGAAGAGGAAGTTGTTTTCTTCCTCCCTCCCAAAAGGTTTTCAAATCCAACCATCAAGCGTCTCCCTCAACCGGCATAACGTCGATGACACGAACAGAGCTCTTGGTGCTTCCCCTCAGCTCTTCGAGTTCATCAGTCGAAAGCTGAACACCCACATTGAGGGTTTTGGTAACTGGAGAGAACCCTGCACGGTCCAGCGTAGCTTTGGTGATTTCAATCAACTGAGAGTTGGTGAGGCTTTCAGGGGCATTTTCAAGACGGTCTTGAAGTTCACTTGCCGCATCGAGACCCAATACAGCCATTCTCTTTCGCACATCCACGAAGACCTCTTCCTCTTTCCCCTTATAGAAAGCAAGGAGCTCTCGAAACGAGGGGTCGCGTTGAAGGATTGAGATGCGGGATAGCGAGTACCCAGTAGCAGCGGAGACTTCCGCTGATGTGAGACCAGAGGAGAGAAGTCTGGCGATTTCATGATGGATGCCTCGAATCTTTGCCAGCGTAGGGGGATTGGAGGTCGCCATGGCACCTTCAGTACGCTCGAGTAAATCGGTCTCTGTTATATCCCCAAGGATTTCCAATTCCAAGGGGGAGATATTTCGTCCTTTAATTTTTGTATCCATGATGCTGTCCTTTCTTTTGGCGGCTCTTCAAGATGCCCGGCAAGGAAAGAAGAACCGCAACCAAGGCAGGGAGGTTGCCACCTGCCGAAAAGAACCTTGCCGGACACCTAAAGTTTATGGAAATTGGTCGGCGCTGTCAAGGGAAAAGAGTGGAGAGGGAGGGAGGAAAGGGAAAGGAGGAAAGGAGGAAGGGAGAGGAAAGATGCAAGGGAGTGGAAAGGGGCTCCCGGGCTCCTTGGCTCCCGTGTTGGGTGGGGTGGGGTGGGGGCTGGAGCTGCTTGGTGCATATTGCGTTGAGACGGCTCAGTTTTTCTTTGACCATTTTAGAGAGATGCAATACCCCCTATTTGGCGTGGTCGAAAGGGGGCGGGTGGGCTAGGCGAACAACCGAAAGTTGCAGAAATACATTAAATGCACTCAGAAGAATACATTAAATGTACTCTGGAATACACAAAGTGCACCAAAAAATTTGCACAAAATACAAATCTTGTATTAAAAAGGGTATTGACAACGGCAACAGACAGAGCGAATATACCATCATATCGGGTCGGATTGATTCGATATACGCCCCGTGGGGCGGTGAAAAGAATGTAAATTTTTGAGGAGACATACCATGACTAAGACTAACGAAGAACCGACTTTGAGCAAAATGGACAAGGTCGCAGAAATTTTGAACAACAAACTCAATTTTAATTTTGCTAGCACTAAACAGAACTTTGAAATAAGCTTGGATGAAATGCCTGCGGAATCGATTGCAATCATTCTCGATTATGGAACGCGCAAACTTAATGATAAGGTGAATAGCCTTTTTGCAAACGAGAAGAATAATGCGACGCGTGAACAATTGATTGCGCGTGTTTTGGGTGAGCTCAAAGAGGGAACTTTGGGTGAACGCAAAAGCACAGCTGGAGGTAATACCGCCTTTCGTGATTTTATCTTTTCAATTTTGCGCGGGGCGGGAAAGTCCGCCAAAGAGCTCAAAGCTTATAACAGCCTTACGCCGGAAAAGATCGTGGCGGAAATATGGAAAGAGGCAAATACGGAAAAACAGGAGGAAATTTTAGCAGAGCTCAAAAGCCGTTTTGAAGAAGTTCAAAAATTGCAAAGTGATTTTGAAATAAAGTTGTAAGATAATAGGGAATTTTGGCAGGGGCGGAAATATAA